CGAACTTGATTGGAGTATCATAACTTTCAGTTACAACCTGCCTGGCCACAAGATAAGGATTCGGCACGGTATACCAGTAAGTCCACCCGGAAGGGGCGGTTCCTGAGATTTCAGCCAGCAATTGGCGCCGCTTGGCAAATCCCCAGTCATTTTCAGATAAAACTTCATCCCTTGCAATAGGATAGAACTTGGCACATTGAGCCGCCTGTGCGCTTCCGTCTGGAGGACTGATCGCTGATATTTCAGCGGGGTCACCAATATGTCCTAATGCCAGGTTGCAGATAGAAACTTCAGTTGCCATTTATCGCCTGCTCCTCTTGGGTTTGCTTTTTGGTTTTGCTTCTTCTGGTTTAGATTCCCCAACCGGTTCTTCCCAGGCTTCTTTCGTTCTCGGCATCATGTTGCCGCCTGATTTTATTCCGGGGATAATAGATGTTAATGGTGTTGCCCGCTTTGGCGGAGGTAATGGAGTATCGGTATCTATCATCCAAGACCCCTTGTCCCCTTCATTCTCTATTTCGAATATGTCCCCGGGCTTTCTCCGGGTTCCTCCGTAATACCCAAGTTCTCTTGCTTTTACCTTGATCGTCACAAGTCACCTCAATAAAAGGTTACCGAAAACAGCGGGGCAGCCCATAACTGCCCCGCCATTCAGGGGAAGAGAGAGGGCTACCCGATGAAAGTAGCCCCTCGTGAAGACGCTAGATAGCGTCAGCGTATGATGCCCAGCTATATGCCTCTTGATCTGATAGATAAGCGTCTACCGTGATCGTTGGCGATGTGCCGGCTAAAACGTACTCAACTCCGATATACCGCAAGACTCCTTCCATCGGAACAGCCATCGAGAAATTGTACCCAGCAACAAGTGTAGTGGCGACAATAGCGCGAGAAGCTAAAACGGTTCCCAAAGAAGTAGCCGCCCCTGTAGCAACACCAAAGGTGTAAGTTTCATCACTAGAGGTAAAGTCAGCTGCGACGGTTACATTAAAATGCACATACATCGGACGACCTGCTCCAACCTGCCTAGCAGTTTGGGTGAGGTCAATTACATTTGTAGAATCCGCTGATGCCGTAAGGGCCTGCGCGGACGACAGTTCTAATCTTGCATCTACTAAGCTCATAACTGATCTCCTAAAGAGAGTTAATGATTATGTTTAAGCATCCACCCATTAGGAGATGGTAGCTTCTGTACTTGTTAAAGAATCACAACGCCTGACAGGAATGCCATCAAATGACATAACGCTTTTCCCGCCTACCTGATCCATTGTGAGGTTTACATTGGTTGTGTTCGCAATCTGTCTACGCAATACCGAACGAACTCCGCGATTCATGTAGAATGCTGGTCGTCCGGATGACGCATTAGGCAGAAGCTCTATAGCCTGAGCCATGAGATCGGTAATATCCGCTGAAGAACCAGACTTGTCGCCGGTCAACGCGGACTGATCGATGTTGCAAATACGAACTACATATCTCCAATCTCGGACAGAAAGACCAACATCCCAGCGGTAATGTGAACGGTAGGCTTCATAACGGCCACCATTACTACCATCAGAATCTTCAATGGTTACTTGTCCCTTGTCATTGAACTGGAGCCCTGCCTTTGAACCCTTTGGATAAATACCATGGACAGTATTAGCGCCCCAGGAAATCAACCAAATTGAATTGTTATCAGCACCAGAACCACCACCAAGGATAATGTTATCCGCGTTGGCAGGACCAGAGTTATCATTAAAACGAGGGGCAAATCCCGTAAATTCTTCCGGGGCTGTGCCTTCGTTACCATACATCAGGGTTGACATGAATTCCTGGCTCATTCCTTCAATGTGAGCCTTGTCTTCGGTCATCCTAAAAGCTGCCGTATTCCCGTTAAGGTCGGCCAGCGCTTTGTCGATTTCTGCGTAGGCTTCCAGCATACCAGTCGTATCTGTGACCTGTACGTTGGTTGCTTTGGTCGGTTGAACCCCACCATATAACTTACGCCATGTTGGTGCAGGTAGTCCCGCGCGTACTGTCGTTCTATGCCCGGTAGGAAGATTTCCTTCCACCCAGACCATATCGTCAAGCATCTCATTGGTTTCATTGAGAATTTCAACGATAGTAGCTATCTTGCCATCAGGATCAGTCGCCTTCGCGACGTCGGCAAGAGTCGGATGTGTGACCGCTAAAGTTGCCATAATTTAATGCCTCTCTTATATAGTTGTAAAGGTTTAGTATTACCCTTCCTGAGAAGGATACATTACCTCAGCTTGTGTCTTCTTCGTTGATGGCGGAGCCAGAGACCCCGTTACAAATGAATCTTCACTCATAGCCTTGGAAATGCGATGGAAAACTCGAATCACCGCAGGGTGATTCCCCCAACCCGAATCATTCATAAATACTTCCATCTCCGTCATTTGCTGCCCCTTCATGGGACCTTCCTGATGGAGTACCGGCTTGCCGTCATTGACCGCCGGTTCGGAAAATGAATTCATCGCTTTCCTTGCACCAGCAATGTTTTCAGATAAGTTAGAACCACCGAACTCCTTGTCATTCCTTGTTTCGGTAGCCCATTCTGAATGCATTGTTTCCTGAGCCTGCATACCTCTATCACGAACCTTTCCCATCATCTCCAGGTGCTTGTCCACGGCTTTTTGCGCTCCAGCCTGGTCGAGCCCTAAATCCTTGGCAAAGGTAGTAACATCAGATAACTGCTCATCGTTCATGGTATAACCTTCAGGCATGGTAAACGATTCATACCCGGTAGGTTGTTGGGTCTGGCTTCCACCGGCTTCGCTTGTAGCTTGGCTCTCTTGGGTTTCTGCCTGGTCCGCTGTAGCCTCAGCCGTCGCGGTTGCTTCCTGTTCTTCGCTCATAAAAATCCCCTATTATATTACGGACGCCGCTATGGTCAGCCTCAGCAACATCCCGGTAAATACTTAGGCCAACTGACCGACGGCCTTCTTTGAATGATGTTTCGCTTGCATTATTGCTATATGACAGGTTGAAGCACCCACACCTTTCAAGTAAGCGGAGAATATATCCACGCCCAGCAGGGATTGCAAGTATCTGGCGAAGGTCTTCAAGTTCCTGGTCACGCCTCGATTTGTTTTCATCTTGTTTCTGTTTCCTATGGTCAGGATCGTGTTGACTCATAATTGCGTAAACTGATCCGCAACATCAGTCAGTAAGCTCTTATCCTCTGTTTTAGTATCACTTAATGTCTTGGCTGAATTTACCACCTGTTCCATTTCCGCAGCCTGTTGCATCTGCTGTTGTTCCTGTTTTCGTTCTTCCCTTAGAATCGCAGCATCTTCAGTCGCTACGATCAAATGCTGCGGAACTCCTAGCATCTGGCTATATTCATCAATTATCTTGTCACCATCCAGCTTATCCAGTATTTCAGGCTTGACATTGACCATCGTGCCTACGGTACCGACCAACCTATCCAATGCCCCGATGCCAATGGCTTTCTGTGCCTGTGCCAGCATGGAAACATATTCAATCCTGATATCCATCCCGCCCATTTCTTCCGGGGGCGGAGGGAATAACCCTTCTTCAAAGCATACCATAAATGTATTATCTATCAATGGGTCAAGCACTTCGTTCTGACTTCGTTCCAGGACAGGACCCAGGACAAGTAGTTTCTCCTCATGTTTCCTTTCAACTTCCGTAGCTGTTATCGTTCGCCTGTCTGACTGAGATATCATCTGGAACAAGTCAACGAAAAACGCGCTGTTGATTCTTCCCCTTACATCCATGATATCTTCCAGCAAATGCTGCAGGTTAAGCGGTACTTCAAACGCTGAACGAATTCCACCGGTAGGAGCTGCCGGGTCATAATAACTTATCCCGCCTGGAAGCAAATCTTCTGATCCTTTTAAGGCAGTTGGTACTTGTAACGGCGGGTCAGACTGGTAATCGATGCCCTTGGACTTCTTTAGCTGGTCATCCTGCAGTTGAAGGATATCTCCCAATGCCGTCATACCGGGGCAATCTGAACCATAAACATCTCCGCCTCTGACAATCCATCTCGGTGCCAGTGCCGGGAACCTCTGGAACCCGCCTTTCCTTAACACGGATTCATCATCTGCATCTATTTCAAGGAATATAGATTCCCAAGGGAAATTCTTATTATCCCTCTTGGTTATATCCCTTTCTTTTCTAGGCTGTACAGCATGAAGTACGGTTACCCATTCATCCATGATGTTACGATCATAGAGTGCCTGGCAGGTCTTGCTCACCTTGCTATACCCAAATTCCTGCACCAATGGACCGGTCTGCATCTGGAATTCCCGGTACAAGGTATCTACCTGGTAACGATTGCTCTGGGCAAGGTAATATTCCCCAGCCGTCTGCGGATATAACCTTATCAGGTCTTCAAAGTCCCTGAACAGCATTGAACATCCGGTGCCGAATGCTGCCATTTCTTCGTACAGGGAATGCAGAACGCGGTAGGTATTAGACCTTGAAAACACATTCATCATAACATCTGCGGCATCATCCAGCCATATTCTGACCGGGTGATAATCCATCAAGTCCTTGTCAGATGATGCTAGTCTAAACCATTTTCGTGCCGGGGAACTCATACCTGCCATCATACCAGCCGCCAGGATACCCAATGCCCTGGTAGCGGTAGAATCATAGATATCAATATTCCTGCGCATTCCCTTGTTGCGGTCTTGAAGGAAATACCTTCCCGACCTTGGCAACAGGTTATCCGTTATCTTACTCCAATGATTTATATAAGTTTCCCGCTCCAGTTTAAGGCGGGATAACCTTCTTAGGTATTTTGCCTTGTTGGTAACTTCCAAATCAGCCATCTAGAACCCCTTTAAATCAGTTTTCCGCCTAAGTTTAGTGCTTCATCTTCTACACCAGCCGTCCCGGCAAGCAGAGTTTTAGGGGTAGCAACACTACCCATCTTTGAACGCGTTGCCTTGATTCGGTCTGCCACGCTCTTATCCGCTAACTTTTCAGACTGTTTCACGGGTTCCATTGAAGGAAGTGGAGGCATAGTAGGAGCCCTTGGCTTTGGCGCCATCGCCATTGAAGCCGCCCCAATCACGGAACTTATTATCATTGCTGTCCCAACAGAAACACACATATCAACCTCCTAGTATGGATTTACCACCAAGATTCAAGTTGTCATCTATAACGCCAGCTGTCCCGCCAAGCAAGTTAGCCTGTGTAACAGTACCTA